GCGCGAGACGGCTTATACTTTCAGGTATCAGCCCGGCAAGTCTCTTTTGACGATGATGACGTTTGTGATGGCGCCAGCGTCGCCTGGAAACACCCGTCAGCGCGTAGGCTACTTCGGGGCGGCGAACGGCTTTTACGTCGAGTTGGCGAACGGTCTTGAATTGGTCAAGCGTTCGAACGTCACGGGAACCATATCTTTTTCGAACGTGGCGCAGATCAACTGGAACGGGGATAAACTCCTCGGTACAGGGCCTTCTGGTCTGACGCTGGACATCACACATGCCCAAATTCTCTGGATCGACATGGAATGGCTCGGCGTCGGCTCAGTCCGTATGGGGTTCATCATCAACGGTATTTTCATCCTGTGTCACACGTTCCACCACGCCAATTTGACGAATTCGGCTTACATAACAACGGCGTGTTTGCCCGTGAGGTACGAGATCCAGACCCTGAACGGAGCAGCACCTGAAACCTCGAACCTGACGCAGATTTGCTCGACCGTCATGTCTGAGGGTGGGGCGACCACGCCCCTGACTCTCTATTCCAATTTATGTACGTTCAGTGCGACAATAGGCGCTGCTACGTGGGTGCCGGTCATTTCTGTCCAGTTGGCACCGGGTCGACTCGATTCCGTGTGTGCGGTGAAGCAAATCGATATTGTAATCACAACTTCGGGCGATACCGTTCAATGGGCGCTCTGGAGCAACGTCACGGCGGCGAATTTGACGGGTGAAAACTTCTTGGCGGCACCGCCAAGCACGAGCGTACTCGTCGACAAGTCGGCGACGGCCTTTTCGACGACGACGTGTAAGCAGGTGGCGTCAGGTATAGCGACACATGGTTCGGCCAGCGCGTCGAGCGTCACGGTGTTCGAGCTCGGTCAGTACTTTTCACAGATTGGCCGGGATTCATTCACGCAGACGAGCGATATTTTTACCCTAGCATTTTTCAACAACACTTCACAAGGGGCTGTGGACGCCCAAGTTCTTTTGAGTTGGCAAGAACTTTTATAAACGGAACGTGTGCACATTCTAATTTCTACCTAGAATTAAGTTCCACTTGGCGTCGGCGCATGCTCATGATTACCAAAAGCCCGCCGAGTGCCACGGCCCCGATGATGACCAGGCGCCTCGTCTCACCCGAGTCCCACTGGACAGGGTCCGGGAGCGCCAGGGGTCGCTCGGGTTCCATGGGTACACGTGTGGTTTCGAAACGCAAAATGAACATGTTCCGGCCCATATCGATTGCGGGGCTGAAGTTGTTGTCGATGAACACGGCCCCGTTATTGGGCTGGCGCCACGTGACCGTCACCCGGTCCAGCTTGTCTATTCTGGACGGGTAGTCCTGCCAGATTCGATAATTTGCGTTGTAAAATTCACTGTTTACTGTCACGGCCGTATTGGTGAAGGTGCCCGCGTTCGAGTAGAGGGCTTGCGCTCCTCCGGATACTTTGACAGGAATGGTCGCGAAGGATCCGTAAAAGGCGTTGGCCGATGGAGTCATGAGGTTACTGGTCCCACCTGCGATCGTAACATTTGCGAGCCGATCCGCCACGAGGTTATCGGGCGTTCTCAATTCTGCTATATCCAAAGTCAAATACTGCGAGCTGTAGATGTTCGGCAACATTGCCGTAAGGAGTTCAACCTTGGTGATGTTCAAGATTGGGTTGGTCAAGTGCAGCGTGTAAGAATTTGAGTTTGGGTACAGTCCCTGATTTCTGTTGTTGGAATCAACATAAACCGTTAAATCAGGCATATCTAGTACTTTCGAAGAACTTATTTAGTGTCGAGTGGCACAGAGCCAGTCCTTCGGTCTCTTACTTCTCCAACAGGGAACCGCCCACGCCGTCCGCGATGGCGTAATCACGCATCATCTCGCGCACGTACTCGCTGCCGCCGCACAGGCCACCTGGGGTCAGGCCGCTCGAGTAGTAGTCAGCCTTCTCAGATGGACCGGCCGTGCACTCCAGGGAGGGCTGGACCGCGAACAGGTTGGCGGGCTGCTTGGCCACCATGGGGCCTGGGGTGATCATCAGGGGCGCGGCCTCGTAGCCGCTGCGGCGCTGGCCCTGGACCAGGGTGTACAGGATCGCGAAGAGCAGACCGATGATCAGAGCGTTGGTCAGGAGTTTGAGGATCTTTACCATTTAAGTTTTGCTAATATTATTTTCGAGCCTGACGAAATTGCGTTAAAGCTAGTGGAGACCTTTCTTTCAAAGTTGTAACGATGGACTCCGTATCTATCGAAATGGGAGGTGGCGGCCAATCTATGAATCTCGATGATGATGAATCCAAGCTGCTGGACGAGATCTCTATCCAGCTGCCCGGGCGCAAGACGGTCCCACTCCGGGCCAAGCCTTCGCGCCCGAGCCCATTCGCCAAGCGCGCCCCAGGGCCTGAGCGGGTCCAGGCATCGGCCGACGACGGCCTGGACATGTTCATGAATCCCGGGAAGCACGCCGCCCCAGCACCCCCACCTCCTGAGGAGTTTGACGGAGGTGACGAGATGGACGAGGAGGGTGAGCAGCAGTACCAGGGTGGTGGAGGTGCGCAGGTTCCCTCTGATGGCTACAAGTCTATCGAGGATGAGAAGGCTGATTTGCTGAACAAAATTAGCCGACTGGCCAAGAAGGGATTCCAGACGAGTGCACGCCTGAACATCTACAGCGATATTGATGAGATTCGCACCGAGTACAAGCGCATGACCTATTCCATCGAGGTCGACCGCTCCGTCAAGTTCCAGCGGCGCATGCTGGTCGCCTGCGTGACTGGCCTCGAGTTCCTGAACGACAAGTTTGATCCTTTTGACCTGGAGCTGAACGGTTGGTCCCAGAACTGCATGGAGAATGTCGAGGATTACGATGGAGTCTTTGAGGAACTCTACAACAAGTACAAGACGAAGATTAGCGTCGCACCAGAGGTGAAGCTGATTATGATGGTCGGTGGATCGGCCATGATGTTCCACCTGACGAACAGCATGTTCAAGGCGGCCGTACCGAACGTCTCTCAGGTGATGAAGCAAAACCCAGACCTGATGCGCAACATGGTTGACGCCGTGAGCCGCTCACAGCAGTCCCCGATGGAGGGCGGCGGTCAGCCACCAGCTGGCGGCCTGCGGCGCGAGATGCGCGGCCCGGGCATGGACTTTGGCTCCCTGATGGGCATGATGGGCCCTTCGCCACCGATCCAGACCCGCCCAGGTCGCGGGGACGATGATGACGTCAGTGACATTGTGAGTATCGACGCGGGTGACCCGGACATGCGCGAGGTGGCCATCGGTGCCGAGAAGAAGCGGCGCGGACCCAAGTCTAAGAAGAAGGAGGTCTCTCTGTAAAACTTTTTTCGAATGTGAATACAAGGAATGGGCTTGGCCTATGCACCGTTTGAGGACTTTGGCGCCCCAAGACCTCCCGTCTACGATCCCCTGCGGATCGAGCGGCTCAAAAAGATCACCAAACCGGAGGTTGACGCGACCGAGTGCAACTACCTCGTGATGTTCTTCGTCATCGGTGTGTTTGCCATCGCGCTCGGTGATGCGATGAAATCTCCAAACTAATTACAGAATGGGCCGGTTTGGATCTTTCCTGTACTGGTACCGCCTAAAAAGCAACGATCAACACCTGTTTCTCAAAATTTCAGGAAAGGACTATATTGAAGAACAGCCTGAGACTGTCGAGGATGCCGTGGTTTTTGCTCAGGAGACCCTCGTGGCCACCAATGAGATTAACGATATCATCAAGCAGGATAACCGGATACTGGTTCTCATGCTTGACGTGCGCGATTGTGATATGGGGGACATCAATTTCATTTCATTATTCAAGTACTCCTCAATTGCGGCGAATCAAGGTCACGACATTGAACGCTTCGAGGTGCGCGGGGCGGGCGAGCTCTGGAAATACCTTACCAAGTTCTTACCTGTGTACCTTAAAGAACGAGTCATACTGATAGACTAGGGCGAACGGACGCGACGCTCAGCAGCTGGCTGATGCTCGTGTCGTAGATGCGGACCTGCTGACCAAACCAGGACTGGGTGATCTCACCGGGAGTGATAACTGCCATTTAATTTAAGTCAAGAAAATAGACACCGACCCTTTCCATAAACCTCGGTCTTTTCTTCATTGCCTGAAGAAACGATCTGGAACCCACCCTCGTTGTAGATGACCGACCTCTTCCTGAACATCGAGAAAAGCACAGACCAATGGTCGACCACGTCTATGATCAGGGGGTCGTTGAGCTTGCCGGGCGTCTCACGCATGATGCGCCCGATGGACTGCTTGATGTCGCTCTTGGGCGTCGAGAGGATGACCGTGTCGAGTGCAGGGATATCCAGGCCCTCCTGAGCCAACTGAAATGTGGCGATGACCACTGGTTTTTCGGCCGAAATTGCGAGCTCGGCCTCCTTCATACCTCCTATGTACAAACCAGACTTAGAACCTAGTCTCTCATGTAAGTAAAAGCAATGTTCTCTGCGATCGGTCAAAACAAGAACGCGTCGTGGGGGATTGGCGCTGAGCGCCTTCTCGATGAGGCCGACCAGGATTTCATTCCTTGCGGGCAATTCTGTAACGATATTGATCATTCCGGCCATGTTGATCTTTCCAAAGCGCGTTACGGGTGGTGCATCCCGAAAAGCTTCATCCGTGTAATGAACTACCTCGACCCGCGTCGTTTTCTGGTCCGCACGTTCGACCCTGAAGAACTCGGGCCCGAGGAACCAGTACAAGAGCCGCGTGAGCCCGTCTTTTCGTTCGGGCGTCGCCGTAAGCCCGAGGGTGAATCGTGGGCATATCTTGAACATAAATTGTGAAAATGCAGGAGCCCCGATGTGATGCGCCTCGTCCACAATCAAGAGACCGATCGAGTCAAAGGCATCCTTGGCAAACTCACGCTGACACATCGTCTGGATCAGGGCAATCACAAAGTCCTTGTCGGTGTCGAACGTGTCGCCCTGGACCCGGCCTATGGTTGCTCCGGGGCAGAATGTCTGGATCCGGTCGCGCCACTGATTCGCGAGGAACTCTTTGTGGACCACGATCATCGTACGGACTTTTAGACGTGCCGAAAAAGCCAGGGCCATGCATGTTTTTCCGTACCCCGGTGGGAGCGAAAGGACGCCCCCACCGGTACTGGCGAAGGCGGCCACGCCACGATCGAAAGCTTCTTCTTGATTCGTTTCTCTTCGCAATTTCCCAACAAAATTGATGTTCCCAGCAGGAGCAGGATCCCTCCGGGCATCCCGGGTGGGCGGGCCGAACTTCCCAAGGCCAAAGTACCTGGGGACCAGAAGCGACGCGTCCCTACCAGTAATCCCCCGCCAAACCTTGAAAGAGGGTGATTGAAGCCCCAGTGCATTTTCTACTGGTCTAACAGTGAGCTCCTTTTTTATATCCTTGGACCCTTCGACAATCAGGCCGTTCCTGGACAATGTCCCCATACTTGAAATGGCCAGTGAATTTTCTAAGTACATAGTAAAATATGGGCTTTTTCGAATTTATCGGTGGCTTTTTTGGACCTTCGCAGGATAAGGTCGCCATAGGTTTCGACCCCAA